ATCTCGATTCATCCGGCGACGAGTTCACGCTTGCGATGATCGACAAGGCCGTCACTCTGGCCAAGACGGTCACGCCGCGTATCCGCCCGGCCCGCATCAAGGGCTACCCGCAGAAGCTCTACGTGGCTTTCCTGCATCCGTACCAAGTCTACCAGCTTCGCCAGGGCAGTCTTGGCAGCACGCTGACCTGGGCCGAGATCCAGAAGGCCGTCGTCACTGCGGGCGACGCCAGCGACAACCCGATCTTCAAGGGCGGCCGCGCACTCGGCGTCTATAACGGCACGCTGCTCCTCGAGAACCCACACGTCACCACGGGTGCCGTTACTACCACCGCGACCACTGCAGTCCGGCGCGGCGTCTTCTGCGGCGCGCAGGCGGCAGTCATGGCGTACGGCAAGGGCTTTGGCCCCGACTCGTGCAACTGGGTCGAGGAGATGTTTGATTACGAGCGTGAGTTCGGCGTCCGCGCTTCGCAGGTGCTCGGCATCAAGAAGACGATCTTCAACTCGATCGACTTCGGCACCATCACGATGTCGTCCTACTCGCCTGCGCCGGCATAAGGAGCGATGAGCAATGCCTAACGTTGATACCTGGCTCATCGCGGAGAAGGACAAGCCGCGCAAAGTCCCTGGGATCTACAATATCCGCCGCCGGTTCGTTTCCGGTACGGCTATTGCCCAGAACGATGTGGTTCGACTGTTCCAGATCCCGCGTTACCATCGCGTGATCTACTGCAGCCTGTACCATGGCGGCACCCTGGGCGCTTCGGCTACCGCCCAGCTCCGGCGCAACACAACGGCTCTGACGGCGGCGACTACGCAGGGCGGCGCTTCGTTCGTGGCGCAGTCGGTCCCTGACACCGCCAGCACCGCTGACGGCACCGACTACCTCAACATCCTGGTAGCCGGCGCGGCCGCGGGTACCTCCGCCACCGTGACGGTCGAGGTCATCCTCGAGAGCACGACCAGGGCCGAGTTCGAGTCCTGATCCTAGCATGAACGGCACGGCGGCTCCCTAAACCGGGGCCGCCGTTGCCATGTCCGAAGGCTGAACGTGGCAACACTGGCGGACCTCAAGGCGCGGATACTCGACGAGCTTAAGCGCCCGTCGCTGACCTCGCAGTGTGCGCTCGCGATCGCCGATGCGATTACTTACTACGCCTCGCGCCGCCTCGGGTTCAACGAAGTGCTGGACGAGACGACAGACACGGTAGCAGACACGGCCGCCTACGATATCCCCGACAACTTCGCAGCACTGATCCTCGCCGAAGTCACCGACGGCGGCCAGCGCTATCGACTTGGCTCCTCGATGACCTGGGACTGCTACCGGAACCTGACGCAGGGCACGGATAACAGCGCCCGGCCGTATGAGATCACGTTCTACGGCGACCAGTATTACCTCTACCCGACGCCAGCCGGGGCTTACACTCTTAGCCTCAGCTACTGTTCCAAGCTCCCCGACTTCGCGGACGACTCCGACAGCAACGGCTGGACCCTGGCCGGCGAGCGGCTGATCCGCGCCCGCGCCAAGTGGGATCTCTTGACCAACGTCATCCGCGATTACGCCGAGGCCGACATTCAAGCCGGCGTCGAGATGCGCGAGCTGGCCAAGCTGCAGGAGCGCCGCTTCGACGGCCGCGGCGGGCCGAAGCGCATCCGGGCCATGGCGTTCTGATGTGCCTGGCGCACTCCCCCGTGGCCTCCTCGATCAGCAGCAGCCTCCGGGCCTGCTCGACCTGGCGCAGGGCCTCTTGGACCAGCCCTCGGTCGTCGACCAGATGATGGCGGCACACAACCGTTACCGCGACGTGGCGACCACGCAGGGCTGGGGCGCCGCGATGCGCGATCCCGTGTCGTCGCAGATGGGCGCGGACATCGCCGGGCAGTTCGACTTCACGGGACCGGCGGGCGGGCTGCTGGGCGCTATCAAGGCGTATCACGGGTCACCGCACACGTTCGACAAGTTCTCGATGGGCAATATCGGGACTGGCGAGGGCGCGCAGGCTTACGGGCATGGGCTGTACATGGCCGAGGCGCCAGAAGTCGCCGAGATGTACAGGCGAAAGTTGAGCTATCCGAAAATAGATAATCCTACGACGCCAGCCGAACGCGCGGCAGATGACATCAACTACCACAATGGCAATGAAGACACCGCGCTCAGCGCGTGGAAGTCAGATGTTGCCAAATACCCCGAGTCGCCTGCCGGGAAGTCTGCGGCAGAGAAGTTAGCGGCATGGGAGAGCGGCGAAGTCGCGAAGCTCGGCAGCAGCGGCTCCCTCTACCACGTCAACCTCGACGTGAACCACGAGGACTTGCTCGACTGGGACAAGCCGCTCAGCGAGCAGTCCCCGAAGGTGCGGGAGGCGTTGGCGGATTTCGCAAAGCCTCCGGGCGCTCGCCGGCCTGAGCCGACAGGCGAACAGATCGTCGACCAATTGAAGAGCAGCCTTGACGTTGAAGGGAACGACGCCGCTGCGGCTTCTGCTGCGCTGCAGCGGAGGGGCATTCCCGGCATCCGCTACCTCGACGGCAGCTCGCGCGGCGCAGGCGAGGGCTCGCGGAATATCGTGATGTTCGACGATGCGCCGATCAGCATCCTCGAGCGCAACGGCCAGCCGGTGCAGCCGCGATGAACGGCGGCCTGCTCTCCAACATCGTCAACACGACTAACGCCCCGCCCGGCCCGCAGCCGCAGGGCCTGCTGGCGCTGATGCTGCGGCAGATGGCGCAGGGGCAGCAGCCCGCACCGCAGCCGCAGCAGGGTGACCCGCAGGCGGACGCCGCGATGGCAGGGCTGCTCGGGCTGCCCGGTGCCGGCATGCCTGCCAAGCTGCAGTCGCCTGAGCCGTTCAACCCCAATGAGGCGCCCGGTCTCGTACAGCCCGGCAATATCAATCTCGACAATCGTCCGGTCGTCAAGAACCCCGATGGTTCAATTTCGACCGTCCGCAGCATGAGTTTCGGTGACGATAACGGTCTGGAAGTCCTGGTCCCAACTGTGAGCGACGACGGCCGGATCATGGGCGACCAGGAGGCATGGAAATACTACGGCCGAACCGGCAGGCATCTGGGCAAATTCGGCAGCGCCCCGGATGCCGACGCCTACGCCCAGGCGCTGCATGAGGAGCAAGCCAGGCTCTACGGCAGGGCGCCCGGCTCGTGACCCCGCTCGGCCCGTGGCTCCCTGACAAACCCGAGTACGCCGAGCCCCGGCTCATCGAGGCGAAGAACCTCGTTCCCGACGAACACGGCAACTACGGCCCGCTGTGCGACGTGGTGACCACGACCGACGCGCTACCGCAGCGGGTCATAGCACTCGGCGGCAGCCGCACCACCACGGGCTCGCAGCGGGTATTCGCGGCCACGGCGGCCAAGCTGTACCTGCTGGGCACGGACGGTAACTTTACCGACGTGTCCAAGGTCGGCGGCTACTCGCTGTCGGTGACCGAAGGTGAGCGCCCCGAGTTCTCGCAGGACGGCGATAACCTGCTAGTCACGATGGGGCTCAGCAACCCCATCCAGACATTCAATATCGCCTCGGGCTCTGCCTTCTCGGACCTCGACGCCGATGCGCCGTTCGCGATGCACGGCACGATGGTCAACGAGTTCTACATGGTCGGCAACACCTTTGACGCGTCGCAGGGTGAGCGCCCCGATCAGGTGTGGTGGGCGGCCCGCGGCAACAGCAGCTCGTGGCCGACGCCGGGCACCAGCGACGCCGCCGCAGTGAGCAGTGACCGCCAGGTCATGGCGGACGGCGGACACATCCAGGGTATCCTCGCCGGCATCGGCGGCACGGCGGCTGCCATCTTCGGCGAGCACCGTATCTGGCGCTGCGACGCAGTCGGCGCGCCGTTGATCTTCCAGTTCCAGCCGGTACAGATTGGCCGCGGCGTGTACTCGCCGGGCTCGCTCGTAGGTGACGGCAACACCGCCTATTTCCTGAGCGAAGACGGCTTCTACGCCTTCGACGGTATCAACTGCCAGCCCATCGGCACCGGCATTGACCGCTGGTTCCTGAACGACCTCGACGACAGCGCCCGCGAGCAGATTTATGGCGCGGTCGATGTCGCGGCGAA